ACCATCTCAGCTTGCAATCTACCAAAAGCAGACCCAATGCGTCTGGATAAATCAGCCATGCGTTCTGCAACTTCTGTTGCTGACGCTGGTGTTCTATTCGGATCACCAAGCATGTCATTATACAAAGCTCTTTTAATATTGTTGCGCATGTCATTTAGAATAAGATTAGCAACATTAAAATCGCCAGCAGCACGTATTGGTTGTAATCCCATTGACCCCATCGCCTTTGGGATGATCGTCCCTGGCACAAGATTAATTGTATCTGTGTTCATAACGCCATCATCATCCATCTGATAGATGCCTGAGATAGCCATCTGTGCATTTTCAAGAACAAGCTCGATTGTTAAATTAGTTGTTTTGATTGCACTAAGGGCGTTGACAAGAGGGCCGCGTCCATAAATTTCGCCACTGGCTTTAGACCAACGAAAACATATAAACGGATTAGAACCTGCACCATCAAACTGTTCGTAGTAAATTACTTCTTCAGCCGCAATATCGATAACATAATAGTCATAACGCTCTTCATTGCGTTTTTCATAGTTTCTACAAACCAGTTCAAGAATCTTACACTCTGCTTCTGGCTGTGTTGCAATAGCTTTAGCAAGTCGTTCTGAAACGACAGCACGCTCATAGGCAACAGGAATCGAGCGGTTCTTAAGAACCCTCTCTCTAAACACATGGTCAATCGAGCCATCTGCACCTGTATCAAGCACGACAGACGGAAGCGGTATCGCGTTAAAGCGTATTGGATTGATTGAGTCACCTTCTTCAACAAGCAAGACGCCTGTTCCAATAGCCAAGTCCATAAACGATTCATGTATCTCTTGACCAAAATTAGAAGATTGTAGAACTTCAAAAACATAATCAGTCACCACATCAAGTTGATTATTTACTTGGTCGACTTGTTCATCTGGAATTTCAGAACCAGCAACAAAATCTGCCCAACGTGCAAAGTTTGGCACAAGACCAGATTGAAGACGAGAAGCAAACTCCTGTGTTCCAACCACAGCAGTTTCGTCAAAAATTTTATCATCACGACGTTGACCAGCAACTTCATAATAAAATCCTTGACGCATAGGCAATGCATATTCATAGCACTCATCAAACAAAGGTTCAAAGTTTAAGCGTTTTTCTTTTGCACGCTCATACTTTTCTAACATTGGTTTTGTCTGGTGCATTACAGAGTCTCGTCAAAATAACCCATGCCGCCTCTGCTACCTGTCAGCAAAGATGTAGCACCAGAGCCACGACGTTGTTGCTTAGCGGCAGTTTCTACACCTTTTTCTCTTGCCTCGTCACGCCTTCTGCGCTCTTCCGCCTCTCTTTGCTCACGAGCATCTTTTTCTGCTTTTTTGGCAGCCTCTTGTTCAGCTTTTTCTGCTGCGGTAAGCGGTGGTGGGCCTTTTGGTCTACTTGTTGCTACACACATAATAGTCTCCTTTAGTTTTTCATACAGTTGCTTTTACACACAAAGCAACGCACATTTTACATTCTAGCCCAAAGACCTTTACGTTTTTGTCGTGGTTTTCTTGTAAAGACATCATAGTTACGTTCAGCTTGGAAAGGTTTAGGCGCATGCTGCATATTCGTCAAGATTGCACGTCCTTCGCCAGACCCAAGCATTAAATACTGCAAAGCGTCATGTATATGTGAAAAATGATTTTTATCTGGCTTATCCATATAACGCTCGCCAGATACCTGCAATCGTCTGTATTGATAACCACCCTCAAAGCCCTTAATTATATTACGACACCTGAAGTCAACCAATAATCCTGAACTACCATCAACCATACGATTAAGTGCTGAATTAACTGATTCAATCCTAAGAGATACATCATTAGACGGTGCTGGCCTTGCATTAAGACCTGCACCACGCAAAATTTGAAATGGGGTTGACTCGTCAGTTTGAGCGCGAAAATCTCCTGCTGGATCACCAAAGATAATAGCTTCATTAGTTGCATATCTTGTAGACAACTCCTGCCGCAGCACTTCAGTAAATTTAACTATACCCATATCAAACGCCACTATTTCTTGCAGTATTAGCCAACGTCCACGTACTTTTTGTGCTACTACCCCAGCAGGAGTAAGGCCAAAATCAAGACCAATATAAACAGGTAGTCCTGCCGCAACAGGTATTTCTTCTTTGGCAACGTGGACATCTGCTGCAAAATTGGCATAAACGGGTTTACCATCTTTTATACTCCCAAGGCGATTCATCACATATACATCTATCCAACTCTTCGTCTTCCCTTGTACAATGTTCGGATAGTAGTCGGCTCTCATATTCTTTGCGTTTTCTGCGTTCTTGTTTAGAACGTAACCTGTAATGATCCCTTCTTCGTCCTTTGTTTCCAGCATACCTGCTGGTTGTGTGTAGAAATTCCAGTTGTCTGGCTTGACCAACATCTTCGCTTCTTCTTTGGGAATGTGATCTGGAATTGGAACTTCGCCTGACATTATGGGCCACCAGTGATCTTCTTCTGGCGCATTTGTGTCCGCTATGACTCCTGTCCATGTACATCCACCATCTTTCATTGAAGGAAAACGACCTACACGCATTGAGCATGCATCAATAATAGATTTGGGTATCTCCCTCGCCTCGTTGATCCAGATACCTGTCAATTCTAGGGAGAGGAGTTTCTTGACATCTTCTGGTCTGTCGAGAGCGAGGAAGATAACTTCAAGGTCTAGGTCTGCTTTTTTAATGTGATGTGTATACGGCACAGACCAATGGAATTTGCCCCAGTCCTCTTCTGGGAACCAATCCAACCAAGTTTTAATTGTGGTAGTTTTTAACTGTGGGTTTGTGTTTCTGATGACAGCCCAGCGTGATTTACGCATGCCATCCATACCCTTTTCCTGCTGTATAGCACGCCTAAATAATTCAACACAGCAGCACACAGACTTGCCTGACCCAACAGGGCCACGCAATGCACGAAAGAACGAATCGTCTTTCATAAAAGATTTAAGAACTTCACCATCAGGCTTGTAGTTAAATTTGGTCAATCTTGTGATCCTTACCAAACTTAATCATACGTTCCACAACTTCTGGCCCGATAACAGCAATAACTTTGTCTGCCTCTCTGTCAGTCTGGAACTGTTTAGGATGGTAAGCAAGATGCACCTTCTTCACAATCTGGCGCAACATATCACGTTCTTCACGCTTTAGTGTGTGTAGAAAGCTCATCTGTATCTTTTGGTTTTATCTGATATTTTTTTAGGCTGTTTGGAGAACTGCTTACCAGCACGAGTTGCTCTTCTTTTAGCAGCAGTGGACGCTGCATATTCTTGCGGCGATAACGCCTTAATTGCGGCTGATGGTAGATAACGCTCGCCTGTGGCTTTTGGCCCTTGGGTGGATGGCTTGCCACTTTTGGTTCTCCATTTTTGCTTTGTCCACTTCCGTAAAGAAGCCTGTGACGGTCTTAAAGCCATAGTTTCTTTCTCGCTACAATATAAAAAAAGCCAGCAAACATAAACAAAATAGCAAGAGATAAAGAAACAATGCCGATAACTTCAATAATCTTCTCTCTTTTTAGCCGCGCCTCTTTTATCTGTCTTTGTCTTTTAGCCCTAGCATCTGCTTGAAACTTAACCCAATCTTCCCACAGCCCATAACGTCCGTAAAGATACATAATGCTTTTGAGTTCAGCCTCTTTTCTTTTAACCTCTTCAAGAGCCATAAACTCTTCAAGATCATTTCCAAATGTACTATTACGCTTTTTGCTTGCTTTGGATTGCAGGTCTTCCTTCGCAAAGGCAAAATCCGCAATCGCTTTCCCTGCCGAGGCAAGTTCTTTGCCGTTTGCAATCGTCTTCTTTATGACGGCAAACGCACTGTTTATTGCCACAAGCTCTGCTAACATTAGTTTCTATATCCGCCTCCCTTTGCTTTGTAGGCTTTTGCTAACATCTGGGCTTTTCGCGCCGACCATTGGCCCGGTCTGCCGCCTTTGCCACCAGCCTTTATACGATTAAACAATGCTTTTCGCATTGCAGGTTTGGTGTAATTACCAGCAGCGTTGACAGCCATTACTTACCTACTTTCTTTTGTGCTTCTTTATGAGCGGCGGTAAATGATTTTCCATCTTTCATTAACTTACGCATTAACTTCATATGCTTGGCTGTATGATGAACAGAGTGTTTTTTCAACGTACTTGTTTGTCTCTTTGTCAACATAGAAGCCATTATACCTTACCTTCTTTTTGTTGTATGCAATCTTTTGCTGTTACTCTTGTAAAAGGAAACTTCTGATAAATAGTAAATTCCATTTCCTTTAACCTATTTAAACATTGCTCTTCTTTTATATATGGCCCTTCTGTGTCTTGAGCAACGAGACATTGTTGCCCACCAAAGCCAACCCAACAAATAAGAAGAGATGCATAAAACATTAATAACCGCGAGAATAATTGCCAGCAGCAGGCATCTTCTTTTTTGGCATTGCTTTCTTTGCGCCTTTTTTGGCAGCCTTCTTCATAGGCTTCATCATCTTTCCAGCATGTTTTGGCATTTTACTTTCCTTTCATTTTTGCTTTTATAATTTTTTGCTGTAATGCTTTTGGCAATGTTTTTTGTTTTGCTGTAAGCATTGATTTTTTAACTGCTTTCTTTTTCATCATTTCTTTTTCCTCTTCTTTGCGGCTTGATACCTAGCCAATAAACGGCGACCTTTGGCTACCGCAGATGCTTTATCACCAGAGTGACCCCATGCGACTAGTGACAGCTTCAAACGTGTCGGTCTGCCCTTCTCGTCTTTCAGTGGGCCTTTTGCTGAACCCATTCGTACAAGGAACGAACCCTTCCTTCTTAGCTTCTCTGGTGTATTTGCTGCACCCTTTACTGGTGCTTTCAGATTGCCCTTCTTGCCAGACTTCGTTCTGTACGATGCCCTGCCCTTTGCATTCAGTCCGCCTTTTGGATTCTGACCTGCTTTGCGTGTCCATGCTGGTGACTTTGCCATTATTTAATTCTTTGTTCTCGTACAATTTTGTCCAAAGGATATCTTATATCTCTAGGATCAAATTCTGATTCAGGTTCATCAATTCCTATTTCTGGTGGATCAACAGTATCCAGTGATGCAAATCCACTTCCGTCATCTTTATCAGACCCTATGGTTGATGCTTCAGCCCTTCCAATAAACATATCAAACAAACTTGCACGTTTGTTCGTCATTGGGCCATGAAAAAAATAATCACTTGCATGAGGCGGAATGTCGTCATCGTAATCAGTGTTAAGTGTTTTTGTTTTGTATAATTTTATATTTGTAGGACGAGGCAGTGGGCCTGTTATATTTTCATCTGAATGAACAACAAGACCATTACCATCATGAGATACAGCTAAATCTTTATACCCATCTACAAAAGCAGCCTTTGCAAAATCTAAATCTGGGTTGCCAATGTTTATTTTTACTTTTCTGCCAACATCTTTTTTGTTGTCTTTGTAATCACGGCTACCCATCAAAAAAGCAAGATTATGTATCTTTTGAAAATTAGTGGCATCAGAAGAAATTGTTTCCCAGACAGCTCTTGTAAACCCACTCATCCCTGCATATTCTTTTTCAAATCTTTCTGTCTGATAAACAGCTTTGCTTTTTTCGATGCTTGGGTCTTGAAGCATTTTGTAATTTACATAAAGATTTTGATCATACTGGTCATCAAGAATAACATCACCATTCTCATCTCTAATAAACATACTTGTGCCAGTTGTTGATTGCATGCGGCTTGCAGGAGACATGCCAAACATTTTTTCATCTGCCATAGGGTCGGCTACAATATTAAATCCAACACCACCATAATCTTCAACAGATATTTTGCCTAACCCATGTTGCAAATACATCTGTCTTAAAAAAGCCAATTCATCTGACTCTATGCTGTCTTCTGTAATTGGGAATCGTTTTTTTAGTTCTGGCCCCATCAAAACATCTAACACTGCGTGTTTTGCTGGTGTGCTTGTAAGCAAAGCAAAAAAATCACCAGCACCTGCAAATAACGGGCGTGGCCTATCACCTGCTTTCAAATCAGGATGCAGACGGTTTGCTGTCTTTTCTAACAGTGCAACCGTTTCACCAGCTATGTTTTCTTCTGTTGTTTGTGGTTCTGTTGGGTCTAAAAAGGTAGACAGCAATGGGTTTGTAATAGCACGCATGTAGAAATTAGCATGCTGATCAAAGTTATTTATTATTTGGTCAAGACTAGGCATGGTGTCACTATGTACAAACTCATTTAATTAATTCAACGCACAAACTTGTATTCAACCCAATAAGGGTGCAACCAGCCTAAGTCCTGTAACCCAGCAAAGATTGCCTCATTAATGAATAAAAAATCTGCTGCATGATTAGAATATTTGACGTGTACCTTGATTGTGCAATGCTCTTTATCGCACCGCAATCCACCACCACCAAGAGCAAGCGTAGCTCGTAGGTCATCCCTGCGTACTGGCCCTATCGGGACTCTGCCGCCAGAATAATTTTTGACCATGTTTTGTATGCGCTCAGACTTCAACGGAAAGTCACTGTCAATCTTGTAAACAGTATTGGGCTTCTTCGGCACAGCCAGCCAGAGCGTTTCTGCTGCTGCCTCTGGCGCGCCTATGACCAGCCCACCCACAGCCATAGGAATATTGAATAGCCAGATGCCAACTCTATCAACTATATGCAAACTATCCGCGCCGTGGGTGCGGATGCGTTCGCCAAGATAGTCTATGCGGAAACAGAACAGTACAAACACTGCGCACAGTGCGATTAATGCTTTCTTCATTGCAACCTCCATTGCATTTATGCTACCGAACCTTTGTGGCAATAATGTGTTGATAGGACGGGTCGAGGGTAGCACGACCAACTTTTTGACCCACCCCACGTCTACGTCAAATCTATACTGACCGATATGTCGCCAGCGTGCAGGTGCATGTGACGCTCTGGGGCCTTGAACCCAGCACGGTCTAAGATATCCTTGCTCGCTTCTAACTGCACGTACTCACTCTTGGCCCCACGAGCTAACTGCACCAGTTTAGCGGCGGCTATCGTAGCACTCACGCCCATAGTCTCACCAATCCTCTGCATCATATACGCTTGCACATGTGGCAGCCGCAAAGCCTTGCTAGCTGTCACTCTCCCGCTATCACCAGAAGCATAACCTGCCAAGCCAGCCGCTTCCGTAATGCTACATCCATTTGCTACGAGCGCATCAACCAACGCGGTCTGCTTGGTGGTTAGCTTCTTCTCACCAGCCGTTACTACAGCACTCATTACCCATCCTTGCGATTCTCATAACCCCCCCTGTAATCCCCCCCTACATACACGCTGCTTTGCCGCCTTGTCAACGCACAACATACGCCTGTCACACGCACACTGCCGCGAGCAAGGCGCATTCCGCACCAGAGACCGTGAACGGCCTTGCTCTCGGTGGCTTGCGCCAGCGAAGCCAGTGTGGTGTGACCGCCCTGTACTTATCAGCAAGAAAACTGCAACACGACAATACATGCATGCACGTAGTGCATCAGTGTTGTCACACTGCTTGGTGCTTACCAACAGGCCGTTGCGTCACTGGCTCTGGTCGCAGACCAGTTGCGGATAGTCATGCCAGTGCTACTTGCACAAATGACCGCGAAAAGACGTAGCTTTCGCTCCAGCGATGCTACTCTTGAGCAACCGTCAGCGTGCAAGTTAGCGCACCGTGGCCTTGACTATCCGTAGCGTGGCGTGACGGACGTTGCAGTTGGATACGCGCAAGACGAGCTTGCGAGTCTTCACGCTGATAGGTAAACACACGCCGCACAAGTTACAGCCCAGCGTAGCTGGGAATGGCACGTAGTGCCATGCATCTCCCAGATGCAGTAACTGGTGCTAGGCGGCATCGAGCCGCCTGCGAGTGTGTACTCTACACACACACACGATGAGCGAATGTTATCACACAGTTCATGCACCGCATGAACGGTGTGCCAGCACGCCCACTCGGTCAAGAGGTGCGATTCTTGCGCAGACATGTCAATGTCTGCGGTGCGCAAGAATAGCGACACCGCAAGTGCGGTGCTTCGCCTCTTGACTTTCGTGTCGGTCGTGATGGCCTCGATAACATATTCGCACATAGTGTGTATGTGTGACGTAACTGTAGTGCTTTTTATAGGAGATAATTATGGCACAGAAAAAGAAGATGACTGTAACTAAGATCGAAACCCCTGTACGTGATGCTGGACATGCAGAGCATGTCGCAGCAGCGCATGACGCAGTGTTGAACTTGGTGGATATGATGATGACCGATGACTTTGATTCGCGCTTCGCGAATCAGGTATCGGGCGAAGAGAATCCCAAGTTCAACTCGTCAGCGCACTTCACCTTTGGCTCACGTGCCAAAGCATCAGGCGTTGCGCTACGCAAGAAGCGTGAACGCTTCTTCGAACTCGAGCATCAGTATGATGCTGAGGTCGAGCGCAACGGCAAAGAGTCTACCAAGTTAATCAACCTTGGCGCAAACAAGAACAAGGCAGAAGCAGAGTGGAACACTCTGGATGCCTTGCACCAGATGGATGTTGACTTGTACAACACGATGCACAACGTTGGGACCATACTTGGTCGCAACGGTGCAGAGGGAAGTCAACCTCGCATCTGGAATGACGGGAAGCACACCGAAGACCACGGCGAAGCGTGGTTTGAGAAGGTGTGCGAGCGCATTCTTGAGCGCAAGGTGTTGTCACCGCAGGTAGACACACCGAAGGTTGACCCAGCTGAACTGCTAGCGAAGCTCAAGCGTTCAGCGTAACCTGACACATAGTTTCCTCCCCAACTGGTGGTGGCTTCTACGGGAGCTGCCACCTTTTTTTGTGCTGTTATAAACCCAGACAAACTTGCGCACACTCCCATCAACTAGATGATAGTTGCGCTAGCGATGGTCAAACTATGAAGACAAATTTATTTGATTACTGCACTTGCAGAAGTGCAACAAATATGATATTAGTACAGAGTATCTGATGATGGAGGTCAACATGTACGCAGATATTACACAACAAATAATCAAAAAGATAGAGGATGGATGCCCACCGTGGTTGCGTCCATACAACAAATTTGGTGGTGGATTACCACTAAGACACAACGGCATACCATACAGAGGCATGAACATCATCATGTTATGGATGTGTGACTATGACAATCCATACTGGATGACTTACAACCAAGCACAACAGCTTGGCGGCAACTTGAAAGGTCAGAAGTCACCAACCAAAGTCTTTCACTTTGGCACAGCTAAAGACAAAGACAAAGAAGACAGATTTTATTCGTATGCTAAAGCATATTCTGTCTTCAATGCATCGCAGATAACTGGTCTGCCATCACACTATTATCCAAAGCAAGAACTGTATATCAATGCAGATAAACCAGTTGCATCTATTGATAAACAACTTGCTGATATACCAGCCAAAGTTGTTGAGGTTGATGGATGCACGCCTTGCTACCGTCCATCAACAGATGAAGTGAACATGCCGCCGTGGTCTGACTTTGTTGATGGCCTTGCATATTACAGCACAAAAATACATGAACTTGTCCATTGGACAGGTCACGAATCCAGACTTGATCGCCTTGGTCTAAAGAACAAGAAAGGCTATGCCTTTGAAGAACTTGTTGCAGAGATGGGCGCATCATTCATGATGGCACAACTCGGGCTGGAACCAACAGCACGAGATGACCATGCACAGTACATCTCATCATGGTTACAAGCACTGAACAATGATGTGAAGTACGTGTTCGAAGCGGCGAAAGTCGCACAACAAGCTGTGGAACTACTCAATAGTCACACAGCAGAAGATGTAGCTATAGCATAGGAGGTATATGTCATGAGCATCTTTCAAACTAAAGACCCAGTAGCTGAAGAAAATGTTTTACGTCAAAAAGTTGAGCTTGTTCTCAACAGGCAGACTGAAACATTGCATCAGCTAACAGCAATAACCAAAGAGTTGGAAGCTCTTACTAAAATTGTTACTCGTTTATCAGTAGACAGGCCAAAGCCACAGATATCTGAACAGCTTGTGTTTGCTGATGGCAAAAAGCCAACGCCAGTAATTAATGCTGTGTATATGGCAAGCAAGCGTGACATTACACGCATGGAAAAACTGCACACATTTATGTCTGGCCCACATCCTGTGACCATACATACAATGATGGCAGTCTGGTCTTGTTCACAGAAAGCAGCAGAAGCAACGCTGTATCGGTTTGAAAAAGATGAACGCTATGTAGTCTTCAAGACAAAGACTAAAGGACATCCAACACTTTACACAATCAAGGAGGCATCATGACTTTACCAGCACACTTGATTGCACAGCAGGGAATGTTCGATTCCCTGCAAGTGCAGAAGCATCACCAAACAACCATTGATTTGGTGAAGGTTGGCACAGCACTCGGCAACAAGTTATGGCCCAACGAAATCATGACTGTTGCCGAATGCATTGTCGGCAAAGACACACCAGCATTCAACCATCTCATCAAGCATGCGATGGAAGAATACGAAAGACTAGCAAATGCAGAAATGGAGGCACTTGGAGATGGATACTGCACAAATCAACACGTCGGATGACATGTCATGGTCACAGGCTCATGGTCTTGTGCAAACTCTTGTTATAAAAGAGATTGTTGCGCTTGACCAAAAAGCTATATGGCATGATGACTGTCCAGAGGAAGATGATTATTCACATTCAGAAGCAGCTAAAATGTGTAGGCGTGATGCTGAAAGATTGCGTCAAGCATTATTTATTTTAGCAAGAGGAGTATAAAATGGCTTATGAAATAGAGACAATGAATATTGACAAAGAACTGGCTAATGGTTTGACAGCTACATTGCGTAAACTAATACGTGATGAAGTAATAAACGTGATGAATGATATGCCAGCTGCTGTGGATGATGCAATATGCAACATATCTCGTGAAGTAGCTGAAGCAGTTATGGATGATGATCTCGATGACAAGATTACAAGTTGGATGCACGACAATCTTCGTGACCAACTTGAAAACAACATACGCATTGTCATAGACTAACATACAGCGTCAAGGTGTCTCGAATGCCTTGACGCATTTATGCTACACAGTTATATGTACTAGATGATTACATATTTAGAACAATTAAATAATGCAGCAGCACCAACTGGCATCAAATTAGTTGAGTTCTTCAAGCAAGCAAAGATACCTACATCAACATACTATCGTGCAATCGGGGGTCAGGATTTGCGTCTATCAACAGCAACAAAGGTTGAAGATGCGATCAACACTTACTCACTACACAAATCCCAGAGTGAATACGAATAGCTGGCAGGATTTAGTTGCAACTCTTGTGGCTATTAGAAACAAACGTGGCTATAGTCAAGAAGAGTTAGCACACCGCATTGGATGTGCTGCATCTTTGATACACAAATGGGAACAATACAAAAGAGTTCCGTCAGGATTTATGTTTGTCTGCTGGCTGGATGCGCTCGAAGCGCAAATCGAAATCAAAGAAACTAGAGGATAGTAGAGGAAAGCCTGCTGCATGTGAACATTGTGGCAGTACATCACATTGGTTTTCGGTGATGGCAAGTGGTTCTATTTGGTGTGATGATTGTTTGGAGTATTACGGATGGGAACATCTAGCCGCAACAAAGGCAGCTACCACGAACGATGGTGGTGTAACTGGTTCAATGAGAAGGGGTGCGAAGCGAAACGCCAACCGCTATCTGGCGCGTTGGGAGGTGAGTGGAAGTCCGATATCTCTATCACCACCAGACAAGGAAGATTGGTAGCTGAATCAAAGTATCAGGCTACAGGTCGTGGCTTTTCCTTTCTTACCAAGACACACAAAACACAGCCAGCAGACATCTATCTTCTTAAACAGAAGACAGGGCCAAACTTTATATGCATTGAAGTCAACAACCCGTTGGCTGAAAAAATAGCGCGATGGCTAGCTGGAGGTGACTAACCATCGCGCCGCGCATTTGGAGGTCTGACTGCGCACGACACAGGATACTTTTATTCTTGATACTGTCAAGGCACACTGCTAGACTATTCGATACGGAGGTCAATATGAAACAGCGTGATCCAAACTACAGGCTGCCGCGCAATCAGGTTATACCTGACAAGCGACAATCTATCATTGAAAGCATGCATGAACAGGAGGTTTTAGATGCGAGCATTGACAACAGAAATCAAAGCCAAAGCACTGGCTCGCCTAACAGACGCAGCTACCAAGCCAATGCTAGTAACGAGCATGATAGAAGATGGCGTGAGTTCATTAGTTCCATTGGAAACTAAACTGAACAAACATTACGAACTTGTCTTCTATCGTATTGACAGAGATGCACCATTACACAGACTACATGAAGCATACGAGATGGTGCAAAAAGCTTTAGTGCCTTTACCTACCAAAGACATTGAAGAGCGTATTACTATGCTTTGTGCGTTGATTACTTTGGCTAAAGACTTCAGCCCAAAGGTGCTTGACATGAAGCGCAAAGCTCTTGCATCTAAGCTGGCAGAATATCCAGCAGACATTGTAATTGATGCATTTGGTTACATCGAGCGACCT